TGCATTAGATTCTCCGCTTGGAGAAACATTATTTGTAGTACCAACACTTACAGTACTATCTTTTATGTAAATTGCATTACTAAAATCCTCACTATAAGTTAATACATTAGTAGAAGTAGGCTCTAACAATATATGACCATTAGCACCATTACCATCATAGTTTATTCTAGCTAAATCTACATCTGTACTAAATGTAGTGTCTTTTACTGATACATTGTCTATTTCTTGTAAATCGCTACTCCCTGCGTAAAACATAAGTGCGCCTCCACTATGGTCTGACGAAGATATATAATATTCATATCCTAAGTTTTCACCTGTTGGTAGTTTTGTTGATAATGCTGTTGCACCTACATATACTGTGATATTGTCAGCAGATTGTAAAATATCTAAAGTTAATTTGTAATCTTTGCTACCATCTAAACTAAGACTTGATGTAAAGTTTCTATTAGCAGTAGCAGCGTTTGTATCGCATATCGCTCTACCATCAGCTATTCTCCAACCGTGAGTTCCACCAACATTACTAAAACTCCACCTATCATTAGGGTCAACTTGTTGTACTGATATTGTAAAGCTATCTATACTATAAGTTTGTGTGCCATCAAAACCACCAAAAACTGAACCATTATCTGTAAAGTATATTTCTTTAGTAGTAGTAAAATCATAGTTTTGAAATAAATAACTTGAGCCATCATAAAAATCAAAATTGACTGTGCCTGTTATTGTTCCTGTTGGAGTAATAACTAACTTATACGTTTTACCACTTGTAGTATTAAAATCAAATTTTGGTCTTAAAGAACTTCCTGTTGTTCCATCACTTGTAGAACTATAAGAGTTGCTAGATATTTGCGTTATAGTACCACCACTAACATTTACTATTGATGCGACTGATGGCATTAACTCATCACCCAACTCCTCAAAATCACCATTAAGTACTAATTCAGGGTCAGTAATACTCTGCATATCTTGTACTAAACCACTAGAGTTTATTCTTGTAGCACTACTTGCTCTATCGAAGTCAAAGTCTGATGATACATCTATTACTGATACGTTGTCAATAGAAAATACTGCACCACTTAACGCTCTGATTATAAAATTACCATTTGCTATACTGTGTGTAAAATTTATTGTAAAAGTGCCATTGCTTGTTATACTGTATATAGTAGCACCATCATTGTTAACTATTTTTGGTGTTCCTGTACCATTGAGGTCTGAAATAGTAAAAGTAGCCTTGTATGAATTTCCATTAGTTAATATATCTTGCCATAATAACGAAGTTCCACCACTACTATCTAAGTTACCTTTACCACTACTTATAGTAGAGTTTACTTTTGTCCAATCGCTATCAGTATCGAAAGTGCCATTAGTTACAAGTTCATCACCTGTATAAGTCTTTACAGAGTGTACCCTTGCATCACTTGTTGCAGTAGGAGTAAGTAGTATAGTAGCTTTGTCTAGTACATCAGCATTATCTATTGCCTTAATAGTAGATTTAGATGCACTACTATTTTCAAAGTACGTTGCTCTACCTTTTAACGTAGATAATAAGCTATCTATGGCATCACCTAATGTCTTTTTAGCTACACTTAAAGCTATTCTTAATCCTAACATATTAATCCTCTGTATATACTACTTCCATAGTAGCGTTAAACCTTGCTGTTGTTGATTCTGCTGCACCTGCTGATATAGTAACGATAATAATATCTCCTGCTGAGAATGTTTGAGTGCTACCCAATCCACCTGCAGAAAACACATCTGTTGTAGTATTACCACCACCAACTTCACTAGCTGTACTACCTAGCTGAGTAAGGTCAATAGCTGCTGCACTTTCATCAACAGGAGTTCCTTTGTAAATCTTAAAGTTTACAGTCTTAGCACTTGTAGCAGCAACAACACCACCAAAAGCATTGATATAACCATCTCTAAGGCAATATAGTTGTGCTTGTGCAACAGCATCTTGTGCATCAGCAGTAGCATCAGTAACTACTGTATCCCAAACGTGAGTAGAGTTACCTGAATATGTAGGTGCATACTCGTTAGTTGTACTTTGACTAAAGAAACCATTAACCCTAACAAAATGAGTTCGTCTAAGGTTATCATCTGCCCAAGTCAAAGCATTGCTACCATTCTTTGTAAGAACAGTATTAGCCGATGCTGTGCTAAAGTCCTTTGGAACGTGAAGCTGTGAGTTATCTAAACTACTATGTTCGTTACTAGCCATATTATCTTGTATATCCTATGCAAATACCACTTGTTAATGTAATCGCTGTTACTTTACCTAAGAACAATGTAGTTCCCGCAGCTAAAGTAGTTTGTAGAGCAGTTTCACCCGTACAACCATCAACAGCAATGCTTGATACTACACTTTCCACAGGGAAATGTATGCAGTAAAAACTTTTGCTTGTTTGAGCAGCAGTAGTAAATACCTCAACATCACCAACGGTGTGTCCTACCATTCTCATCAACGATTCATTATCATCTAAAAATCCTGTTGCCATTTTATATTATTTTATTTGTTTCTATCGTATGCCCAATTTTTTAAAGCAATATAGTTCTTGGAGTAAGGGCATTCTTTACTCACATCTTTGCCTTGTGGTTGTTTTATTGCTCTTGCAATATAAGCAATAGCTTTTCTAGCTTCAGTAGCATCGTTGGATGTCCAATCAGCTTTTTTCTTAGAAAGTAGTTTTAGGTTTCTGTTTATAGCATCTCTACCCAAACTAGCTTTTCTACTACATTTATTCTCAGACCATCTCTTTAGTTCTGAGTAACTCATATTTACAGACTTCTTGTACTCTGTATATGTTTCATCAATCTCCTCTTGAGAGAAAGCGTTTTTAGCGGACTTAACTTCAGAAATCAAATCACTCATCATCTCGTTGATTAACTCCATAAGGTCAAGTTGATTCTCATCAAACTCATCGTAAGAGTTGTATCCACCACCTCCGTGTTCTCTACCACACATCCAAGAGCCATCAGGCATTTGATGTTCATATCCATCGGGACAATTATCATTTTTTCTTATCTTACCATTCTCAACATCCTCCATAGATTTTTTAGTTGGATGGTCTTTAGGTAGTAAATCAGTATCGTGCTTACCACTTCTGTATTTGCCTTTCTTCATAGCATAAAGAAAAGAATTTACACGAGCATATGCCCATTGCGAAGGTGTCATATTTGGTCTAACAGACTCAGGGTTTGTTTCATAAGCACCTAAACCTCTTTCAAAAACTTTCTCTAGCTTCTTTAAAGTAACCTTTGCATTCCAATCAAGGTTCATGTCCTTAATCTCCTCATTGTGGTCTTTTACCTTTTTCTCAAGACCCTTCTTTACCGTTTCTGTTACTGCGTTCTCCATTAGTAGAATATTATTCCGTTCATCTTACTAGCTATATCCGTATCAGGCATAGAGCTATCTCCATCCTTGCCATACAAAGGATAATTATTTACTTGGTCTTGATGAGTAATGTAAGCAATCATATCATCAAGCAAAACTTGTGCCTTTCTAAATGTATCACTTTTCATTTGATTAAATTGCTCTACATTTGCAGGTGTACTAAAATCGGATGAGTTAACAACTAACCCTGCCGATGTTGTGTTGTACTGAATCTCATTCATTACCTCAAATCTAACAAACCAACATAATGCAGGTCTAAGGTAGTATTGTAAAAGCATTGAGTTGGCTGCTGTAAGAGTTCCTGTACTATCGTTCTGTATCTTTAGTTCCTCATACATATCCAAACCAAGCTCAGGCTTAATGTGTGCAAGTTCAGCAATTTCAAGGATAGCATCGCTAATCAAAGCTGTATCTGTTGCTTGATTAGTAAACGCAGTAGATATAACCTCTGAAGGTGTTACAAACTTATCATATTGTCTTACATTAGCCATTCTCTTGTTGTCTTTGTACGGTTATTGTTTGTCTGTCTGATATAAGTAATTCACCATCAGGAATCTCAGGCAAGTCTTTATTAAGCATTGCTCTTTGCTCATTGATAGTCAATACTTGTTTAGGGTCAATATCTGCAAGGAATGAGATAGGTGGTTCGTAAGCTACCGTAAGGTCACTTGTATCAATACCCATCTCTGCATTTATAACTCTTTTAATCGGTTCTAGCAAGATATTAGTAGTATCTCTAATAACTGTACTCATAGCTAAGTCATAAGCTATTCTAATCTCGCTACCCGTATTGTTCATCTTACCCGATGATACTATACCACTCAAGGCAGGTTGCCATCTGTGAGCAGTAATTATGTTTTGGTCGGTTAACTTCTGTAAGTCTAAGAAGTCACCATCTTCCTTGTTGGAGATAATCTGAACATCTGTTCCTCTACTATCTTCTCCATTCTTTACAAGGAATAATATCTTTGAGTTGTTGCCACTACCTGTTAGTGTTTCTTTAGCAGTTTCAACAAACTTTTCTGCTTCAGATTCACCGAAGTCACCGTTAACAGTAACGATAGCTGAAGGACTAAAACCATTCTTAAATGATGTGTGGTTAAATTTACCAATCTCATAGTCTATTGCTATGTGTTCTAAGGCAGCCACATAATCAGGCAAACCATAAAAGTTAAATGTACTTTCATAGTCCTTGTAGTGTATAATAAAACTACTATTAGAAATCTGTGGGTAAACAGGTATTCTTTGAGTTTTCTCTTTGTTCTTTCTGTAATTAGACCAATCAGAGTTAAAGTAAACGTACTTCTTGTTTTTAGAAACTCTAGCTGTTGAAGCATCTTTATGATAGAAGTTTACACCGCCATCATAAACAACGCCTTCTAAGAAAGCATTGCCATAAGTATAATAGTCGTCAGCTAGTTTTTTAAAGCAGTCCTTTAAACTTTCTCCATTAGCGTTAACATCTTCTATGAAATCAGCTAAGGAATCGTTAGAAGTCAAAAAACCACCACCCGTAGTGAATGTAGTTTTCTGTGCTAATACAGACCTGTGAGTAGAAGATTGTCTTTTTAGTTCAGCTAAGTATTGAGGGAATAAGTTATCCTTACCAAAAGGAATAAAGTCCTCTCTTAGTCTATCTAAATCCTTAACCTCAGTATCTACCGTAGGAGTAGATAGGTTTACAAAAGCATACTTAGTGTTAAAACTACTCTTTGTCGGAGCTGTCTTTACTTGATTCTTCTTTTGCTTTTGATTTGGTTTTCTTCGGTTTTGCATCTTCTTCTTTTGTTACAAGGTCATTGTTGCCCATTTCATATACAGACTTCATTTCTTTTTGAGTAGCGTTAGACCAATCAATAGAAACACCATTATTGAATTTAGTAATACCTTTCTTTAGTCTTGATTTATACATATTGCAAGTATAATAAAAAAAGAATGAAAGGGCAAGTTGCCCAATCCATTCCTTTTAGTTAATTATTACGATATAGTTACCGATCCCGCTGATGAATCAGGAGTAAATGTTCCTGAGAATACTCTTGGTAATTCACCTGACGTAGCAGTAATAGTTACTGTTACACCGTTCTCATCGCCTAGAGCAGCACCTGTTCCGCCTTCGATAGAAGTTAGAGTAGCGTACATTTGTTGATTCGCAATGTCATCTTCTAATCCGTATGCTTCAGATATACCTACAACATAAGCCTGACCATTAAAGTCTTGACAAACAACCATAAGTCTTTCATTCTTCATTGACTCTAATGCTCTTAAGTGAGCAGAAGAACAATTAGGAACGTAGAAAGAAACTGTGTGTTCAAACATAATAGTTCCACCTTCTTTAGAGCCACTTGTAGTTAGAGAGCCTGTACCTTGTTTAAGGTCAAACAATTTTGCATCTCCAACATTTCCAAGAGCAGAAATAGCGTGGTCATCACTGTTGTCAAATGTAACAGAATCAGGGTCAGAAAACAAAGAAATTGCTATATAGCGTAAACCACCTCTTAACTCTAAGTCAGTTGCGTTTACGTTTAAATTTTCTATTGCCATTTTTTAATATATTAAGAGTTAAAAATTAAGGGGGAGTATTTCATCCCCCATTAATTAAATTAATTACGATATTGCATTAGGAGTATAGTATACAGCTAATTTAGCATCTTTCAATGCTACACCAACCATATAAGCAACTCTAAAACGATACGCTTTGTTATCCATAGAATACCATTGCTCAACAGAGTTCTCATCGAAGTCAGTACCTACAACAAAAGCATCTTTTGTAGTTAGTAAAGCTCTGTGAGTTTCAGCAGCATTAGTACAACCGTTGATTTCTGCAACATCAGCAGCGATTGCTACATCCCAATCTCTACGTACAATGATAGGAATACCTCTGTAAGTTAAGTTAGGAACACCGTTAACCATAGCACCATAACCTGCAGCAGCAAAGCTAGAAGATTCTAAAGTTGAAGCCATATAGTCATCAGCGATATCACCTGATACAAAGAATACGTGATTTCCTGCTTCTAATAATTCAGGAGCAGCAGAATCATAAAGACCTTGCATAATTTTAAGACCATTACCCGCCACTAAAGCAGCATCGTCAGCCTGTGTAGTTAAACCACTATATTCTCTTGTTAATGCAGTTGCACCCGCTTCTTTAGCTACTTGGAAGATACCATCATAGATACCGTAGTCAGCATCAGCTTCAGCAACATCTGATAACCATAATTGACGGTTGAAGTCAGCTTTTACGCCTTGTCCAATTAAGTCAAGAAGAATATTCTTAACAACAGAACCTTCAACATTATCAAACTCGTGTCCGTCACGCATTAATTGACCTTTCATTTTATTGAAAAGCTCGTTTGCTCTAAACTCAATCTCAGCTTCTACACGAGAAGGAGTGATTGTAATTGTAGCACCTTTATCTCCCGTACTTTCAGCAGAGAAAGCACCGTTTGTGAAAGCCTTTGTAATCTTTCCTAATTGATTGAACTTGTCAATCACAGTAGTACCTTTAATGTTAGGTAATACTTCCATATACTGCATATAATCCTGACCCATAAAGATAGGTTGGATGATTGCTCTGTTTACATCATACTGCTCAACAGTTGGTAAACTTGTTAATTGTAAAGCCATATTATATTATTTATTAATTATTTTAAAATTGATTTAGCAAAAGCATCCCAAGCGTTAACTACAACATCACTTTCGTTGATTGCAGGGTCGCTTTCTACTTCTACATTAGTTTCAGTAGCTTCTAACTTTGCTAGTTTAGCTTCCATATCAGCAACCTTGTTTTGTAAGTCAGCAATAGTGCTTTCTTTTTCACCAACAAGACCTGCTAATTCTTCTTTTTCTTCACGTAAAGAGTTAGCGTTTTCTTCAAGCTCCTCGAACTTGTTAACGATAACCTCATTGTCAGAAATAGAAATAGAAACTTCCTCAGAAGGAGTAGAAACTTCATCTCCTTTAACAGCGTTTAAGATTTCTTCTTTAACACCGTTGAACCAAGTTTTTAATTCTTCGGTCATTTTTTTCTTATTATTAGTTAAACTTAATTTTTCATTAATCTCTTTCTCGTTTACGTTAGTAAATTTAGAAAGGTCAAAAGATGCGGCAACTTTCATAGGCTCTGTAATAGTATCTATAAAGCCATATTCCATTGCTTCCTGACTAGACAACCAAGTTTCTTTATCCATCATATCTGAAAGAGTTTCAAACGAAAGGTTTGTTTTCTTAGAATAGATTTCCATAATCTCCTCTTTTATCTTGTCAAGTAAATCAGCAGTCTTACGCATATCACCTGCTTCACCTGCCGATTGTCCAAATGGGTTATGAATCATAAAGAATCCGTTTTCTGACATCTCTATGTTATCCCCTGCCATTGCTATGACAGTAGATATAGAAGCAGCCAAACCTTCAATCTTTATGTTTACATACCCATTATGAGAACGTAAAGTGTTGTAAATAGCTAAACCATCAAATACACTACCACCAACTGAGTTGATTCTAAGTGTGATGTCAGCAGTTCCAACAGCTTTAACTTCCTCTATAAAGTTTTTAGCAGATGTTCCGTAGTCACCTATCTCATCATAGATAGATATTTCTACGCTATTATCTGCTTTGTTTTCTATTGAATACCATTTGTTCATTTTGCAAATTTAATAATTAATGTATCATATCTTTCGCAGAAATGGGGTAATCACCTAATATTGTAGTCTTTGTTGAATTTACGTTTGTGCTTATACATAATATTTTGAATGGTTCTTTCTGATACATCGTACTTAATGGATATGTCCATATATGTAAATGTGTAGTTACCATCATTAGATTCCAACACCTTGTCAAAATCTCTTATTATCATATAATCTCTTAGCTTTCTTGGCTCGATAAGACCTTTCTCTGATAGATGGTTTAGGACATTCTTTATTCCTGCTTCTTCAGAGTATCGTGCCTTGACTTCATTGTATATAAGCTCTATGAACTCATTGACAATATCGGCACTATTCTGTCTTATCATACGCAAATATACTAAAAAGTAGCCTGACTTTCAATAGCAGATATTCTATTCTGCACCTCTGTCATATCACTTTCTACGATTACAACCTTAGAACTTCCCATTCCTCCGCTTACTAATTGTTGTGCTGACCTTAGCTCTCCACCCATAGCAAACTTCTCTCCACTATTGAGTAAACCACCATCAGCGAACTTTACACCATTACCATTGTAGCTATTGATAGCTGACAATACAGGTCTAAACATACTTGTTGATTTCTTGTTGATAATTGCTTCACCACCTTCAGCTTCGTGTATTCTACCACCAACTCTAAATTTAACACCACCATTAGCGTGTGAGTTACCAACAAACATACCGCCTCTTGTTAGTCCACCTTGCTCAAATTGCTGACCACCACCAACAGTTTCTCCTGTAGCTTGACCTCCACCGCCTCCAAGAAGGCTGTTTATTAGAGGTGTTACTAATGATTTCATTCCGATAGCCAATCCTACTTTGGCTAAAAAAGGTATTGTCTTATCTCCCCAAAGAGAACTCATAGCATCTAATAATATCTCATTAATTTTCATTGATATTATTTGAGAAAAAGCTTCTTGAGCTGTTGCTGAGTGAAGTATTATATTTTGTATTTCATCTTGAGTTGCTTTATCTTTAGCAATCTGAGCTTTTTCTGAGGCTGACTTTTCCTTATGCTTTAGCTCTATAAGGGCATTTGACACAAGTTCATTAGCACTAAACATACTATCTAAGAATCCTTGCTCTTGAACTAAAGAATCTTGAAGGTGTTTAGTTTTCATTTCAAAAATCTTTTGATTTAACATCTCTTCAGTAGAAATAGTTCCATCAATATATTGCTGCCTAAGATCTTGCTCTTTGTCAAACATATCTTGCTCTATAATAGAGAATCTTTGTTTAGCTATCTTTTCTGCCTGACCACTAAAATCATCAGCAATAGGTGATTCAGTCTTGCCTGTTGTTTTCTTTTGTTCTTTTCCTAAGGCTTTTAATCTTGATATTTCAGTTTCAATTACAGCAATCTTTTTATTCTTTGCAGTAATCTCAGCCTCTGTTGTTTGAGGCATAAGTTTAGCTTGGTCTAACAAATCTTCCTGTATTGCTATCAAGTCTTTTTGTCTTACTAATTCTTTTAGATAATCCTCTTCACCCTGTTCAGATTTCTTTTTGTTTGATTCAATTTCCTCATTTATAGTTTCATTTAGCCTAAGCAACAAAGCTTCTTTTATTCTTATAGCTTTTTCTGTTTCTATTGCATCTTCTTCTGCATTTTTTCTAGCTATTCCAAACATTGAATTTTGAGCAGTATCTTTTTCTTTTTCAAGCTTTCTGTTAAGAGCTTCTAAAGCAGATTCGTGTCTTAATACAGCTTGTTTTAGCTCCTCTT